ATCATTTAGTAGATAGTGCATGGGTATGTCCGTTTGAACATGATAAAGACATTTCACACTATACAGAATCAATTGCAAGAGAAAACGGCTGGCAGTTTGTTATTGACTTAACAAATAGAATAGGTACAGGATATGTGTTCTCAAGTCAACATACATCAGACGAAGAAGCACTAAAGAGCTTTAAAGAGTACAATGCACATAGAACTCCGTTTATGGGTAAAGAGCCTAGATTACTTAAATGGAAGCCTAACATACTAACTAATCCGTGGACAGATAATGTTGTTGCTGTAGGTCTTTCTAATGGGTTTATTGATCCTTTAGAGTCTAATGCATTGTTTATGACGCAGTATAGTATTACTTTATTAGTTGATTGTATTAAAAGAAATGCAAAACAAGGCGTGTATAATAGAAGTATGCGTAACTTGTGGAAAGAAAATAGCGAGTATATTCTACATCATTACATGTTAAGTAAAAGAACAGATACTGATTTTTGGAAGTATTATAGCAAGTTTGATGTTACAAAAACTCTATGGGACAATTACACTAAACGTGGTAACAAGTATACTAATTTATATCCTGATGCTATATGGGCAACGCTAGGATTATATCACGATGAGTTCGAACACTACGAGCCTAAAGATTTAGCTCTTTCTTCATAATACTTACTAACATTAATACGCCACAAACTTTGCGGAACGTTATATAGTTCTATAGTTTGTTCTAAATGCCATACACCTCTTTTAGCAATTAACGGTGCGGCAACATCATTAGCACGTTTACTTTTACCGCCATCATTGTTTACGTTAGTACTAATATAAAGTTCTGCATTAGGATTTTGTGCTAACGCCCATTCCATTTGCATAGGTAACATATGACCAAAGTGTATACCTGTCTTAAAAAAGTCTCTACCACTGCCTAGTGTATATCCTGGTAACTGAGCACCACGAAACAAACAACGATAAGCATTTGTACTTACTTCCGGCAAAGAGTGTATACCTGCAATACTAACAATTTTATTATCAACTATAGCAACTGTCCAAGCACCGGTATCTAAACACCATTGCCATTTCATTTTTTCTAAAGAAGTATTATTACTAAAGTTTTGACTGTTACAAAAATCTAATACTTTATCTTTATCGTTTGCTGTAGCGAATCTAAAATCCATTCTTCCAAGTTCGTCCTGTTGGTTCTTTTAATCTTCCGTGAAACTCTTTTGTGTCCATGTTAAAAACATCGCCTGTTGACTTACCATTAATAATACAATGCTGTAAGTTATGTCCACCGGACGCTTGTAACGGCATAAACATAACGTGGTTTTCTTTTTGGTCAATAGTGGTTAAATCAAAACTAGGTGAGTCGTACCCAATCATTACAGGTGGAGCATATTCTGTCATGCCATACCAATTAGCAACTGTTTGTACACCACGCTCTTTAAAAGCATCAATAAATGATTGTTCAATTTTACTGCTACCTGTAACCATATAACGTACACAACTCATGTCTAAGTCTTTAAAGCCTTTTGTCTTTTGTAACAATTCTAAATGGCGTGGAATTAACGCTATATACGTCGGTTTAACGCTATTAAACAGCTTAGGGTAGGTAAGTGCATTAAAGTTGCTACTAACTAGCTGTGCGCCGCTTATATAAGCAGGATGAGCTGTTATAGTGTAGTGTGCTATAGTGTTTGCAGGAAAGACATCTAGTACAATGTCGTCTTTAGTTAAACCAATTTCTTTTGCTGAACGTTCTGCACAATGGTTAATATGTTCCCAAGAATGTGTAACAACTTTGGGTTGGTCCGTACTACCAGATGTGAATAAAGTAAGCATAAACTTACTTATTGGAAATTTGTGTTGAAGTTACTGTATGTGGTTTAAGCGATCATCTTGATCCAAGCCGCGCCATCGTAAAATACTGGATAAGCGTTTCCTGAACCAACACTAACTGGATCCCAAGTAATTCTATCTGCAATAGCTAACATGCCTACAGTTGGTGTACTTGGTTCTGCCGCCAATGGTTTTAATTTTGCAAAACCGTTAACGTCTAGTGTCGCTAATGGAGCATATGAAATAGTATTAGCAATAGCCATACTACCATCTGCTACAATGCTTGTTGCAACTAAGTCTGGAACACTTGCTGATCCATTGTTGTTGATAAACATCATTTTACCCTTTGCAGTATCTGCCGAAACAGTTGTGCCTGGGTCAATTTGGAATGTAACAACACTTGATGGAACATTGTTGCCTGTTGATCCATCTAAACTTCTTGCTTGGATAGCACCTAAGTAATCACCTGCTGTACCTTGTGTAGGTGTTGTCATACTTCCGTGTAATCCTGTGAATGCCATTTTATAAGCACCACCAAATCCTGCTTGTGCTAAACCAATCATGTCAATCGGTGGAGCACCGTCTACTGAGTAAACGTTAATACCTGTACTAGCTACGTCACCTGCCGCACCAAAGTCAACTGTAGTTAAACCATTCTTTAGTTTAATTACGTTAGCATTAGCAAACATAGAACCGTTGTCAAATTTAACTGTTCCGTTGACGCCATCAATAATAGCACTACTGTCATCACTGTAAACTGAACCTGTTATATCACCTGTAAATGTTCCTGTGAATGTTGGTGCTGATACTGTACTTGTAAATACACCTGTACTTGCGTTTACTGTTTTAAGTGCTGGATTATAAAATACTGTTGCATCGTTGGCTTTAACTGTACCTGTTAGCTCACCTGATACTGCAACAGCACCAGTAGCAACATTTAATAATACTGTACTGTCATTACCTATAACATTTGCATTAATACTAAGTGCATCAATTTGATCTGTAACAGTTAGTGTATTAAGATGTGCTGAAGCAAACTTATTGTTAGGTCCACCTAAGCTTCTTGCTCCGTCTACGTCTGGAATAATATCTGATTCAATTTTAGCTGATAAATTAACTGTATCTGTGGCCGCATCACCAATAGTAAGGTTGCCACCAATAGTCATATTACCATCAGCAGTAATGTTTCCAGTTGCAGTAATGTTCCCTGTTACGTTTACATTACCTGTACCTGTTAAGTTATAATTGTTTAGATCTAAGTCTGCACCAAGAAACGTACCAGCTGTATCAACTGCTAACCCGCCTGCTGTGGTTCCATCCCCTACATACAGCTTTTTAGTGTCTGTAGTATAGATCAACTCCCCATCTAGTGGAGTAATTAGAGCCCTTTGGGCATTCGTTCCTCTTCGTAATCTTAAAGCCATTTATAGCACTCCTAGTATCTTATGTATGTATTTATGCCAATAAGATAAATTACTTCCGCTTCTTCAAAAACTGTTTAGTACGTTTTTGTACGTCATTTTTAACTCTTTCTGAATCTACACGGAAATCAACGTTTTTAATAGCAGAATTGTAGTTAGTAAACATCTCGTTAAGTGCATGTTCGACCTCTTTTAAAGGGTCTTTTTTAGACTTATCCTTAATTTCAATCTCCCACTTCTTACCGTTGTGGAATGATACTGTTATACTCTCTACGTACTCTAGCGGAATAGCATCGATGTTTATATCCTTAAACACCTCAGGCCATTTTGCTACTATGTCTTGTGGTAGTCGCTTCTTACGACTTGCCACGACCAGAAGCCTTTTTAACAGGTGCCAACTCGTCGGCTTGTTTTCTTAACTCTGTAGCTTCTTTAAATAGTCTATCAGCATCAGCTCTTAGATTCTTAGCTAAGTCGTCGTCTGATAAAGGCTCATCTGTACTTGCAACAGTTTGAGCTTGTACTTCAGGAGTACCAACTGGTCCGCCTGATCCTACTTCAGTCACTGAACTTTGTCCTACTGCTAAATCGGAAATACTAATTCCTTTTTGGTCAGCAATTACTTTATTAAGTTCTGCAAGGTTAATTGTAGTTGAATTATCAGGTGTCATAGTAACATCTGTTGTAGCAACTTTAGTTAATTTACCTCTAGCATGAAATGATGGTAACATAGTACTACCGTCTGTTAGTTGGGTTCTTTGCATTGCATCTGCTAATTCGTCAGCAGTTTGTCCTGCATTACTTTCAACTAAGTTCATTAGTACGTCATGTTCACTATCACCTAAGTTTTCAGTTTGAACAACTAGACAACTTTCTGGATCGTCTGGTAATGTTCTAAATGCGACAGCAACTTTACGTCCTGTAGCTTCTAATCTTCCTATGTGTTTTAAGGCCATTATATTTCTCCTTAGGCGCCTAATACAGCATTAGCATCCGCAGATGATACTGGTGTATCTTTAGGGTTTGCTGGAGCCGCCGGTGTTGCCGGAGCCTTTGCTGATTCGCCTACTTGTTGATTTTGTACCGTTATTAAGAATACATCTAATTTATTAAATGTTTTTCCGACTGCTTCTAGTTCGTTAGCCTTAAATGCTCCACGACTTTGTGCAACTTCGATAATAGTTTTTAAAACGCCTAAGTCCTGAACAGTTAATTCTGCCGCGGCCTGCGTTCCTTCTGGTGCACCACCCTGTGGCATAGGTGCTTGGCCTGCGCCATCTTTTCCTACTGTTGGGGTTGATGCAACTTTTGTTGTATCATTTGACATTTATATTCTCCTTGTTTTGATCATAACAAGCATATCTGTGTATATGCTATTATATTTACTCTGGGTTAATTAATTATACTTTAAATGTGGACAAGCTAACATGAAGTAACTGAGCTCTCTATGTTGTTCAAATCCAATTTTAATAGTCTGATTGTATGCACGATTTTGGTTATCAGATAGAACTAGTGTTCGACCTATATAAAATCGTCCTTTTAAGTTTGCCTTAATCCATTTACGGATGGAATCTTCCATGTTATATTTTGGGTGGATACTACAGAACTCAAAATGTTTAGGGGCAGACTTAGCTTCCCTAATATCAAAAAAGTCATAAGCATTGGGTTTAATATCTTTGTCCAGCACTATTTTCCTTCTTCGTAATGAGCAGTAATACCAAATGGTGCCTGCATATTTTTATCATGATAACTATGAACAATAAAAATTGTATCACAGTAGTTTTCGTCACCCCATGTATCCCAAGGGTAACCATCTGTAAACATAATGAACTTCTTAGGAACAATATCATGTTCTTTCATATATGTCCAGTTTTTCATAAAGTCAGTACCGCCACCGCCAATAACTTTGTACTCACGTAAGTCACTAGCCGAGTCTGCACTAAAATCTTGTTCGTTATAAACTTCTGTATCAAAGCACCATAATTTAATTTTATAGTCTTGATATTCGTCCATAATACCTTGTACTTCGCTTAAGAAGTCATTTGCTTGACTGTCACCAATTGAACCTGACATGTCAATAGCAATACAAAGATCAACTGTATCCATAAAGTTCATACCTGGTAATACTGCACCAGTATGCCAACCTTTACGTGAAGGACGACTAAATGTAAAATCGTTACGTATAGTACTTTCAATTTGTTGTCTAAGTAACTCTCTCCAAGTAATCTTAGGTTCAGTAAGTTCTTTAATCATACGTTCTACTTCTGCAGGAACATTACCTGCACCTGCCGCCTGTGCCGCAGACATCATGTTCTCTTTTATTTCGTCACGTATTTTAGCAAGTTCTTCTTTACTATATGAAGGCTTGTTAGCACTAGGTGCCTTGCCTTTAGTTTGACCTGGTTGTGGGCTATTACCTTTCTCCCAATCAACGTGTTCGTCAAGTAGTTTACCTAATTGCTCTAATTCTTCTTGATCGTACTTTTCAAAGATATCATCATATACAGCCTCTGAAGTCCAACCGTCATATTTAAAGTCTTGGAAAATTGGAATGTCTTTAGGCTTGTCACCAATACGATCACGTACTAGTGTATTGTTTACAATATAGTCTGCCGCAATATTATGTATCTGCGGATCTCTATCTTCTCTACGTGTCATGTGATCAAATACACAATGAAGTATTTCATGTGCAATTACAAATTCTATTTCTTTGTTAGTCATTTTAGCAAAGAACGGAACACTATAAAATAAGTGTCTGCCATCTGTTGCGGCAGTAGGACACCAATCACTTGCTTCTTTAATAATAAGCCTTGTAGCCATATTACCAAAAAATGGATGACGCAATAACAAACCAACTCTAGCTACAATAATTCTGTCCAAAACTTCTGCACGAAGTTCGTCAGTAATTTCTATTTGTGGAGTTTCTGTTTCTAGTTCTAATACGTCTGTTGCCATGTGCCTATTCCTTATTGTTTATACTTACAGTATACAGTATTTAATTGAGTTTGTCAACCAAATAAAAAGGGTAGAGTACCAAAAAGTACCCTACCCTAATCAGTTAACTAGCCTGTGCGGCTGTGATGTACTTTCCGTACTTTTCATGGAACTCATCAAAACACTCAACTTCATCTGGATCGATTGGAAGTTGGTATTGTGTAAGACCTAATTTGATACCCATAACTACTAGCTCGGTATCAAAGTTGTCCATTGAGAACCTTAAGAAGTTATTAACCATATCGTCAAACTTCTTATTGCCTTTATCGTTAGCTTCTTTTAACTCATAACATAAAGAAACAGTCAAGGAATACATGGCACTGATTTCTCGTGTTTCTAATGTTTTTACTTTGCCATCTAATACATCAGATGGGTTAGGTAAGTTAGCTGAAACTTTACGGTGGGCCATGAATTTCACAGCCAGGCCTTCGCCAACTGAACCACTAACTAAATCGGTAGTGGTGATCTCGTCATCATCATCCTCTAGTAGTTCGGATACAAATGACCAAGAACGAGGTGTAGCAAATGAACGACTTGGACTTTTTGGATCAAAGTCATACAAGTCTTTCTTGCTGAATGTCAAGTAACCAACAACATCTTGGTGTATGTCATTGTTTACTGCCCACTGAAACCAATCGTCAAAATCAACTTTTAGTTCTAAGTGAACAAATCTATTTGCCAATGGTGCTGGCATTCTATATGTAACACCTTTGTCAGCATCTCTGTTACCTGCCGCTACAATAAGAACATTGTCTGGTAGTACATAAGTACCAACCTTACGGTTAAGGATTAATTGATATGCCGCCGCTTGTACAGCCGGTGCCGCAGAGTTCATTTCGTCTAAAAACAAAACGATAAACTTATGCTTCTTAGCATCTGCTTCTGTTGGCAATTCTTGCGGTGGTGCCCAATGCATTGTATTATCATTTGAACTATAATACGGAATGCCTTTAATGTCTGTTGGATCCCATAGTGACAAACGAATGTCAATCATATGTGCATCAATTTCTTTTGCAACTTGTCCAACGATATCCGATTTACCAATACCTGGTGCTCCCCAGATAAACAACGGACGTTTCTTTTTAAATGCTCTAACAATGCTCTTCTTTGCACTATTAGGACTTACTGTTCTAACTGCTATATTTTCCATGTTGTATTCCTCTTTCATTTTGTTCAGTGCCATACTTTAATTTCTAAGTATGTATATATTATAGCACCTCGTATTCAAAAGGTCAACCAGAAAATGCAATTTTTTTAAGAAAAAGAATGTAGTAATATCAAGGGTTTAGCTCTTCGTCTGTCCGTTTTAGAGCTTTGGCTAGTCCATATTTACGGACATCTCCACTAAAAAGATGTAATTCCATGCTCTTTTTTTCACTTGTAACTGTTACTGCTTTGTTAGTTACGTAGTAAGGACAATCGATAAACTTATCTAAGAACAATATAATTTGGGTTGTTATCTTAAATTCTGGTGGAAATGGAATTTCATATGTAACCAAATCCAATTTGTCCATAATAAACATCATGCCTTCGTCAGTTAGACGTAAGCCGCCAACTGCTCTAGTGTTTTGCCACCATAACGGCATGTACTCTTTTAACGTGCTTTCACTAATACTAATGTTGGCCTGTTTTAAGAATACCTTGGTATAGGTTTCTTTCCAGTTCATTTTAGTCTTCTTGTACTGTTGTGCCGGAAGTTAGTTTTACGACGGTAAAATCTTCAGTAGTGAATAGTTCGTTGAGTTTACTTGCTAGGTTATGTGCATGTCCAGGATTGCTAAAAGACACTTTCTTATATTTAGGTCCAGGGTAATTAGTAAGTACATTAGATGACTTTAAGTTAAAAGGTTTACCCTGATGGAAAACTGCCCAAATAGCATCAGCCTCTAGAATTTGTTCGCTTCTATAAGACTTTTTATTTACATGCTCTAGCAATACTTTAGGTTTTGGTCTACTCATATATCGTTCCTCTATCATAAGTATTTATCCAAATGATGGAGTTATATGCGTAGTTTACTTGGCTACTTCCACCCTTGTCCGCCACCGTCTACAGTAACATTAATTACTTCTTCAGCGTTCTTTTCCTGGTGTACTAGAGCTTCTAATTCGCCGTGTAAGCGACTCATTACACTTCCGATAGTCAATGCCAAGTTCTTAGCATCTCTAATGTTAAGTGTAATGTCTTTTAATTGTTGGTTGTCAGCAGTCTTAACTTTGTCAATAAACTGTTGTAAAGGAATAGTGTTTAATGGATTAACGGTTGGCACGTGATAACTCCTGACGCATTTCGATCTCAGTCTGGAACGGACCTCTATATTCGTATGATTCTAATGTTACAAGTTTAGGACAAAAACTCTTTACCCAACCCTTGTCAAAGTGAATACAAAAATAACCTGCACAATATAAGCTCTTAGACTTTTTACTTTTAGTAAACAATCCAAACTTTCTTTTTACATCAAACATACTATTGTAAGGAACAGTACTAGTTGGTAAGTTATAGATCTCTTTTGAAACACTAGGTTTTGCTTCACTAACACCTGACTTATTCCAAAGTAATGTACCTAAGTTCTTTTCAACAATACCTTTAGTATCGTATATGTAAGTCCCTGTATCGCAACTGTACATATATTTGTTATCAGCATCACGTGATAGTGTGCCTTTCTTTTCGTTTGAATCAGTATCTTCAATGATCCAAAATTTATTCTTTAGTATTTCGTTTGCCTTTAGTTTTGTCATTTTACAGGGTACCTCGCTTGTAGTGGTTTTGCATATGCTTGTGCATTATCGGAAATTCTTTGCATATCGTATATAGCACAGAACTTCATAAGACGCAAGCCAACCTGTGAAATATTCTTAGGTTGTGCATTTTCGTTAATAGTGTTAAAAATCTTTTCTTTAATATTCTCAGGTTGTGCAGTTAAGTCACATAGTGTAACATTACGTTGATAGTCATCTAGTACACGATGCTCGTTACCTTCATGATCAGTCCAACGTTGTAGCATCAAGTTATTCCAGTTATAGCCTTTAGTACCTTTATCTTCGTATGCTTCTAGTAAGCCTACTTTGTTCTTAGTACCTTTTTTACGTACACCTGGGTATGCACTAAACACGTTATCACTTGTGTCGCCTCGCATACACTTTTCAAATAGCATATAGTCAGGTTGTGGAGCAGGCTTTTCTAAGCCAGTCTTTTTATCAATAACAGGTTGCTTTTTCTTATCATCAAAGTAACCTTCATGTGTAATAATTGTATTACTAACACCATTGTATTGTGATACATTAGGTGCAATTAATTGTGCAAAGTCACCATCAGTACTAATAATAACATGCTCATCATCTGGGTGTGCTTGTGTCCAACCTGCAATCAAGTCATCTGCTTCTAGTTCAGGATGTTGCATTACAGTACAATTAGTCTTTGTAGTTACAAAGTCTTTAAATGCATCAAACGTTTCCCAAAAGATCTTTTCTTCTTCTGCTTGACTAGGGCTAAGTGCATCACGACTTTCTTGTCTATTACGTTTGTAAGGCTCGTAATAATCTTTACGCCAACTACGACCTTCTAAACAAAATACAATATGATCAGCTTCAAAGTCTTCCCATGCTTTCTTAATACTATTAAGTGTAATATGGAAAGCCATACCTACCTTAGTATCTAAGTCGCCACGTACTACATGCCGAGCTCGAAAGAAAGTGTTTGCTGTATCTACTAGTACATATTTCATATTACCGTCCAAATCTATTATATTGTATGTATATTATACAACGAACTGCCACACAAGTCAACCTAAATCTAAATAATTTGAGCAACCAGTTTTGTGTTGTCATCTGCTTGACCCCAACTGTCTACAGTAGCACCAGGTCCAATATCAGTTAAATCACGTTTAACAAACAGTTCAAGTTGTGAGTTTTGGTGCATTGCAGTTGCACCTACTTCTTTTTCACTTAGGATACATACTCCATAGTGAAAGCCTGTATATACAATTTTAGTAATATTATTTTTATTACAGTATTTGATTAAGGCTTGTCTTTGATTCATTTGTTTCCATTTAGAGAAGTTAGCTATTGGATCCTTCTCTTTGTTACAAACTATAAATTTATGTTTACAATCTTTAAGATAGTAATCAATCTTTTGGCTTGTTCGTATCATCTCATGTGGTAGCCATGGCCACATAGTATCTTCTTCCCAACCCATATTACGGTGTGGGTGCATAACTAACCAAACTGCTTGGTCTTGCAATGTAGCTAATTGTCCTTGAGCTTTTTTAACTTGCTTCACTTTTACCATCTTCTCTAGAAACAATTTTGATATGTCCAGCATCTCTTTGCGGATCATGTCCTTGTTCTGTTAAGATAGTTCGAGCAACATCTTTAAACCAACTGTCTACAATAGCTTCATTAGTTTCGCCTGTGTAACCAGCATCAAGTAGTTGTTCAATAAACTCGTTATTCCAATCGAGCTCAAAGAACCCGTTCTTAATATCTTTTGGATTAACTTGTGTATCTAATACTGCTACCCAAGGCTTCTTAGCTTTGGTCGCCGCTTCTTTTTCTTGTTCTAATAGTGTTCTTGAATTAGGCTCGCCTGTAACAGGTTCCTTTTTCTTAAACACATTTTTTAGTTTATCTAGCATTGTGTTTCCTTATAGTAGACCCTTTTCTCTTAATTGTTCATCAAGAGGTTTAGTGTCCTTTGTTGTATTTTCTTCTTGTCCTATTCTAGCCTTAATCAATTTATCAAGTTCCCCAGGCATTTCCGAATAAGCTGATGTGGAGTCTTGGAGTGAATCTCCATCCTTTTGCCATACAGGCTTCCGCCACGTCTTTAACATTGAGGGAATATTCTTCACTGCGTCCACCCAACGGCATAAGATATACTGGACATTGTACCCCGGCACCTTGGTAAGCCTCCACAGCTCTTTCAACTTCATCAAAGTCGTTTTGAGTAGCGACAACAAACTTGAGATACATGTCACTATCAATAACAGTATTATACTGCTCAGCCACATCAGGCTTAATAGCAGTATCCCAAGGTTCTCCACTAACACTAAGTTTTGGGGAACAAGACCAAGTGACTTGGATTCGATCTTGATCGTTGAGATAGTTGAAGAAATCGTCGTGTAAAATTTGTGTAGTGTTTGTTTCAAATGTAACATTTTTTAAGTCCTGCATACGTGGATGCTCGAATAGTTCGATATATAACCGTTGCCACGCTAGTAACGGTTCCCCTCCAGTTAATATTAAATGAACGTCTTGACCATTATCTTGTACCCACTTACCATTAGGTGTGAGTGAAAGTAAATGTTCAACAACGTCATCAACTTCAGCTAGTTTGTTGAAGTGTTTAAATTCAGGATAGATACTTGCATAAGTATCACAACCTGTATGTATAATAGGTAAGTCATTAAACTCTTTTGTAGTTTCGTGGACACCTTGATTAATAAGTTCCAGTACTTCTGCGTTATGTTTCTTACCTGCTTTGTGTTGTTCCCAACGATCACGTTTCTCGTCAGTACCAAAGTTCATGCAACGAAAGTTACAACCAAAGGTACGTAAAAATACACTAGGTACTCCTACAAACTTACCTTCACCTTGTACACTATAAAATGCTTCTGAGTATCTAAGTTTAGCTGGCATTATAGTTCCTCTGCAATCCCTAATAGTTCAGCAACAAGTAAACCACCTGCTAACCAAACAATACTTCCTGTAAATAATGCTACTACACAACCTGCAATACGAATTGCACTTTTTACAAGACTAATATAAAAATGTTTCTTACTTGGATCCTTAGGTTCAGGTGCTCCAGGCATTATAACTCTTTCTGGAATGGGACTCATTGTACCACCCGCATTAATGGTTCTGTAGTCATTGAATCGTGATAGTCTTCGTTATAAAATCTACGAGTAGTTATTTCTTTACGTAACATACCGTCTTTGACACGATACGTAATAAACTCTTGTTTGATAACGCCTGTTAAATCTTTCATGCCATCTACTGTAGCTGACTTTAATGGTCCATCACTCATTTCGCATACTCCTGTTGTAATTTAATATTGTCCATAAACTCTTTCTTAGTACCTGCATCATCTTTAAATGCACCTTTAAGAACAGTTGTTTGTGTAAGACTACTATGTGCCTTTACACCTCTGTTTTCAACACAACCATGTGTTGCTTGGACATAAACACCTAAGTGTTCTGCACCCGTTGCCTTTTGAATTTCACGAGCAATGTCGTTTGCTAATTCTTCTTGCAACGTACCTCGCATAGCACACCATTGTGCAATACGTGTATACTTACTTAAACCAATCAATTTATCTGCGGCAATAATACCTATGTATGCAACACCTCTAACAATCTGATGATGATGTGAACACATACTTGTAAGTTCACTACGTACTACTAGCATACCTTCATAACGTGATGCACTATCATTAGGAAATGCAGTTGCGGCTGGAATAGGTTCATAACGTCCTGCCATTAGTTCTTTGATATACATCTTAGCAAGACGTTTACCAGTTCCCATACTGTTAGGATCGTTATGCCTATCAATTACAAGTGCATCAAGTACACTTTCAAATGCTACAGTCGCTTCTTCAATTAGTGCGTCAGTATCACCTTCTTGTAATACCTCACTAATGTTATCGCCTGCCCAATGACGAATGTTTGCGTCTTGCAAACGGGCTTTGATCTGGTCACTTTTACTCATTTATTTCTCCGATGTTAAGGCAGTGGATTGCCAAATTTATATATATTATATACTTTATTTAGGTCTTTGTCAATGACTTTAAGCACCAAAATGTTTATCTAACATTTCAAGTCTGTCATGTGCAGTAGCCATTTTATCTAATTCTTTTTGAATAGTTTCGATAATATCACTATGCTCGCCAATTCCAACTACCTGTTGCATATAAACCTCTATGTTAGCCTTATGCAATTCAATCTCCGCTTCTGCGTGTTTCCTTGCCGCATTTACCATAATTTGTTTCAACATAAAATTCCTTTCTAAAATTGTGACGGCAAATATTCTGTAGCAATCATCTTATGAATCATTTCATTAAAATGCTCGCCATCTACAGTATGGTTGCCTACGTTGATGTCTTTTTGTTGAAGAAACCAATCTTCAACGGTCGTCTTTGCTACTTGGATATAATTGAAATCAAAAAATTCTTTGTTCATTTCTTTTGGTATCCATGTCCAACTGTTTAGTCCAAACAGTTTTACTTTCGCACCGTTATTACGGCACAACTCTTGTATAATATATATCTCCTTAAACCACTCACGTTGTGCTTTAAGGCTCATAACTTCCATCCATGTTTTTACAGTCATGTAAGATTCTGATCTAAGATCAGGCTTTGCTAATTTAAAGTCTGGATCGTACATTGTTTTAAAAGGTACTTCTTTTTGAAAGTCCATTGGCCAAACTTGCATTGGTATGTCATTAACACTACCGTCATTTGTTTGATTAGCAGGATACCAACAGTCAATACGTCCTTTTGTAAGTTCTTTAACATACGTTGCATCTAGTGGTACAATGTTTTCGTAGTGTGTAGGAAACTGAATACTTAACCTAAAACGATTCCAGTAAGTCATTTGTACAACAACTTCTTTAATATCATCGTATGTTTTAAATAAATGACTTAACCATTCTGAATAAGTCCACCAACCGTTTTGCGGATTAGCAAATATAACACCGTCAGCATCTTTACTATTAATATAATGTTCAGCCCAGTTGTTATTATTCCACTTACCACTATAAGGCCAGTGTTCTTGTGTCATATCTTCTTTTGCTTCGGGCATATCATCAACATGATATCCACTTGTATGACTACAACCTATAGCGGCAATTCTCATGAATAAAATCTCTCTCGCATTGCTAAGTCTTCATCTTTATTATAACTTTGTTTTGTAGGAAGAACACCGCGAACACCACCTTGTGGATCGTCCATGTCTCCGTCACGTCTAAAAATTAAATGTACATGCGGATACATACAAGTTTGTCCTGCACTCTTTCCCATATTAATTCCCATGTTATAACCTGTAATATCAGTTCTTTCACTTACAACATTTTCGTAACCCATAGTAACACCGTAGTTAAAACATTTCATAATAGCTTCGTGTGTGTTCTCACGTGGTACAATAAGTGTATGTCCTTCAGTAACAGGGTACTTGTCTTTATACACAACAAAATCTCTTGTACTAATCTCAACATCACTCCAAGGTGCTCTACCATCTGCTTGGGCTTGTTCTAAAGTATCAATTTTCATTTTACACTCCAATCACTTTTATTTTCAATAGCATATCTGCAACCATGAATATAGTCTTTATCTTCATCTTGCATAGCACTCCAAAACTTTGTTATCGTTTTAATGTGTTCTTCTACAACTGCTGGACGTTTAAGGTGATAGTTTTCTTCCATCCAACCTTGTAAGATATCCATACGTTGTTTAATTTTACGCTCGGTAGCATATTTTAAATTATATTCAGTCATTTAATTTTGGTAACCTTTTAATTAGCTTACGTGGTCTTAGCTTTAGAGCTCTATTCATTAAGTTAATTATACCACCTTTTTTAAAGTTTGTCAAGAATCTCTTACGATCTAATTCATCAATTAGTTCTTTTGTAAGTATACATTCCTCTAGACCGATCTTATTTGTCAAGTTAGGCGTTGTAAACTTAATGTAGCATAACGGGTCACCACGCTTAATAGACAGCTTAGAGCGTGTATTAGCGAATATAAAGCCCCAACTAATAGTTCTTATCCACTTGTGTATATTAAAAGAACCACCAACAACTTCTCCTGGGAACTTTTCGTTATGCATAAATGGTGGTAGTATTTCCATTAAGCACGGTTCGTCTGCAACAAACAAATAGTTTAAATTAAATTGGAACAATGGCTTTTTAACATCGTGCATATCTTCTTTAGGGTGTATAGTAAACAAGTTTTGTAATTGCTGTTCATCGACTTCATTGCTAGTAACAACTACTATTCCGTCTTTAACTTCTGCATCAAACGACACAGGCGACTTCAATAGAAACAGGTTATTGTAAAATCCTTGGTATGAAGGACAATCAATAATACCACGTTTGCTATAATTCTTGTTAACTACTTTTGGTGTTTTAAAACGTTCTGGTTCAATAACTAATAAGTCAGGGATTGCTCCAGCCCAACACCAACCTAAATTAGTCGTCATATTGTCCTACGTTTTCCCATGGATACACTAACCAAACATCTTCTTCAGCTTTGTTTAATGCATGACATGAATAAGTTACTCCGCCAAAGTTACTTGCTTCATTCTCTGTAAGTGTAGCAAACCTAACATTGCCTCCCCACACTCTGTGCCATTTATCATTACCTGGGTGGCAACCTGATTCCCAGTCTTCTGTAATCCACTGGAACGTTGCACCTGTATCGTTAATGTCATCTACAATTAAAATCTTTTTGGCTGTTGGACTACCTGAAGCAATTTTTCCATCTAGTACTCCGTATGCATCTTCTGCCATCCATGCCGCACTATCATTGAAGCTACCTGCTTCACCGTCACGTAAACTTACTTTAAGTGCTTCACAACGGATACCTGTCATGTTACTAATAATAGTAGCAGGGATATTTCCGCCTCTAGTAATGCCTACAATGTAATCAGGCGTCCAATTATCTGCGTACATCTGGTTTACAATTTGTGTACACATTTGTTCTACGTCTGTCCAACTGTAATAATGTTTCTTAATCATTTATCTTTTCTCCAAGGGTATGTTTCTTTCATTGCTAATCTTAATGGTCCTTCAGTATGTATTACAGGATCAAAAGGTACAAATTTAATGGTTGGTGTAAATCTGTGAAAATCTTTAAAAGGCGTAGCAGTATGTAATATATTACTTTTGAAAATAATCATACGCCCTGGTATTGGTGGAATAGCAATAATTTCTGGGTATTCTGTACCTGTAGTATTGTATTCATGTCTAAGGTTAGTAATGAACTTTGTTTCACCACCTTGGTTAATATCCCAGCTATTGTTTGCATAGAACATAAATGTCCATGCATTATCGCTTTCATCGTCTACATGATAGTTTGCAAGTTCACGTGGTGCAAAAATATTAGCATGAGATCTTTTTAATACTGATTTATGTACAACTGGTACATATTCTTCTAAGAACTGCCAAAGGCTATTAAATGTTTTAGTACCTGTGTAATCACCAGTACTCATTCCTGTTGGGGGTAAATCAACATCGTCAACTTCGCCATACAGGTAACTCCAACTAGCAACTTCAGTTACTAGTTCATTTAGTTCAGGTGGCGTAAATACTTCATCGTATACTTTAATATCGCCATCTAAGTATTCTGTAATCTTAGGCTTCTGCATCTTTTAAGTATTCCTTATTGTCAATCCATTTACCATTTTTAACAAAGCCCCAGCTTTGTGCTTTCTTACCCATAAAGAATATGCTCCAACAAGGAATGTTATTCCCTTCAGAGTCTTTTGCAAGTTCTAACCAATGTAAGTCTTTTGCAGTTCTAAAACGTATATGTCCAGGTCCACGCCAAAACTTACCTTGTGGTGTATGTTCCCAATACCCACCTTTTAAAATAATAGCACCCCAACTCCATGGATGATCATGTAGTGTAGGTTCATCACTTACTAAAACTTTGTGTAGTGTAATGTTAAAAGGAAAGTTTTTACGTTCTTTTAAAAACAAATAGTAACGGACAAGATATGGTATCTTTCCATCTCTGCTTGTAATTACTCTACGTCTGCCGAGTATGTCCATTATGTTAGAAAGGAAGTTCATCATCTAATTCACCTGCTTCTTTTTTACCTTTGTAATCCTGCTTAACTAAATCATACATAGTTTTAAAGTTTTGCCAAACTATTTTTAGTGCTGGATATTCTTTACACATTTCATTTATTTCATCTTCATCTAATGTATTTAGGTCAAACGTGTGATCACCTACATCAAATGTATATGCACCACCAGTAATTCCGCCTACTGTTGCACCT